AGCCAGTAATAGTTTGTAGATGATTGACGTACCCATATTGCACTTGGATGATTTATGTGTGATGCCTTGTGAAGCACAGACTCACGATCATCTGATAGGCGCCAACGTTTAATATTGCGACCATTAGCAGTCAACTCGGTGTATTCTTCGCCGTCAAGCAAACGGTGTGCAGTGGACATGAGTTGGGCATACTCGATAATCATCTTTACGGTATGTTTGTTGTTATGCATTTCTGCACAAATTTTGGGATCATTATGTAGATAGAAGATATTCATATAATGAGTATTTTTTATTTGTATATGTTTGACCACTGTTTCAATTTTTGAACTTTAGCCCTTGCGGCTTCTTCAATTTTATCTGAGCTTACCAAACCTTTATCACACATAATATTCAGCATAGCCATTAGATCACCTAGTTCTTCTTCTAGGTGTTCTCGGTTAGTTTTAGGTTTGCCTGGTTTGACATTATCAAGGCCAAATCTAAAACATTTAGAAATGGCTTGAATGACTTCTGCACATTCTTCTTGTGCAATTGATAGAATCTCTGTTTCTTTATCCATAAAATCACCTTGTATAGGACTTGTATCCTAACACAAATAACAAAATATGTCAAGTTAACACCAAACTCTGAAGTTACAAAGTGCGTTTGGATGTTTCTTGTCGAATGGACGCTTGAACAATTCATTCTTATCTTCTTCTGGTCTCCAGTCGGTCTCAACGAATGGAACTGGACCAAGATATGGCATTGCATGTTCAAGTACAAACTCATGTGGTAATGATTCAGGTTCAACATAACCCATACGTGGGTTTTGAATAGCCCACATCATTTCACCAAGAATAGTAGCAACAACCTGTAATGATGTTGCATTCTCACCAGGAATCAATCTACGTGCTTCCTTAATATCTAATTGAGAACCGTGCCAGTATGATTTGCCGTTCTTGCAAATCAATAGGACACCTAGTTCATCCATACCAGCAACGATCTCATCTTTAATGATACGGTGCTCTTTTTGCATATCAAGTTCTTTACCACGTAGTTCGTGGACAGATGCAATTGCTGCATCAGTTGGTTGATAGCAATAGTATACCGATGGACGGTACTTACCATCAGCAGTCTGAAAGTATTCGGACATTGTAATAGCTTCAGAGTGTTGTACTAAGAAACCGTTATATGGTCCGCCGTTTGGCACCCAAGACTTGACTAGAACAGTAAGTCCAGGTTGGTGCAAGAATGCGGCGTGACCCTGAATTGTGCCACCTTCAAGTTCTTTAGGTTCGTGTGTACCATAACCCATTTCAGCAGGTGCACGACCTTCTGCCCAAAAGCCTTCACAAGACCATGTATTTGTAAATTCGTCTTTTAGTTTAGGTTCATTGATAACCTGTGTATCACGTTCTGCAATTTGAACGACCTCGACACCAAGTTTCTTCATCAATTGTGCCCAACCTTCTTTGTCAGTTGGTGCTTCCACTTTACGTCCAGCTTTTGCTGCAATTTTAAGCAATGCTGATTTGGTCAAGTATGTAACTAGACCAGGATTAGCACCGCCGGTAGCAACTACTGTGGCAGCGTCAGGATACTTGCTGGCGATCTCGCGGATATGTTTATGTGTGTGATACAGAGTACGATCAGCCATCTTTGGGATTTTCTCATCCTGCATGTGTCCCCAACGTTCCAATGATGTGTTAACATACATTACATCATGTTGTAAACACCATTCAATGATTGCATGTGCAGCAATGTTCAATGAAACGTCAATAATGAAAGATCCTGGTTCTGTATGTGCTTTAAGAGTAGCTTCCAAATTGTTTGGTAGAATCTCTTTCTTTACATACTTTACTCCGTTATTAGCATTGCGCTTACGGAAAAGTTTACCATGATTGTCTTTTTCAATCACAGTAACTTTCTTTGGATCATTAGTAATGTGCTTGAGAACCAATGGCAAAACGGCTTGGCCTACAGAACCATAACCAATAATTAAGATTTTTTTATCGAAATTAGCGTGGTTTGATGCTTTTTTAGGCTTTGCCGCTTCGTTTATAGTTTCCGTGAACTTCGTAAAACTCTTTAGTGTCATTCTAAACTCCGGGTTTATTTGCTTATCACCCGGTATTTATTGCATTTTTAACCTAATGATGAGGTTGTAGTTCCGGTACTAGACTTAGGACGACCTGGTCCCCGCTTCTGTTCAACTACTGGTGCTTGAGGTACATTCTCATTGTCGGAGATAAAACGTGGATGTTGTTCCAGTTCACCACCTTGTAGATTTTTAATGCGTACAGCAATATCTTCAGGTGAAACCGTTTCTAGTACAAATTGCTTAAACAATGCATAAGAATCTGATACCTTCATAGAGGTTTTACCACCAACTGCGGCTGCATCAGGGAAAAACAATGCACAACCACCAGCGGCAATAGGTGCAATTTCCAAAACAGAGTCGAGGTTGATAATGACTTTGCAATTCTTTTCAAGAGAATTTACTTCGATAAACATGGCGCTCATAATTTTCCTTTCAAATAACGGATTGATATTTAGTCGTTGCCACCAGATTTACCCATGATGTTGCGTTCGGTGGATGCCGCATATATTTCAGCATCGATCATTGCACTTTTCCATGCACCACGTTGGTGTTGGTCGGTGTAGCGACCAAGAGCCAATGCGGTCTTGAGTCGCTTAGACATTTTGTAAGTAGACGGACGTTTCATTTTGTTCCTTAGAAATAATATTTAATCACTATAACACACACGATTGCAAAAAACAAGGCACCAATCACAAATGTTTTAATCTCATCACGATAGTATTCCACTTCTAATAGTAAGAAATCACGTTGACCTAAAATCATAGGTTGGCAATCTTCTTCACCACCCATCATTTCAATAGTCTTGATTGATTCAGCAAGGCGAGCCTTTGCTTCAAAATAATGAATAACAGAAAACATTAGATGAAGCCTTCTTCATTTTGGGCTGGTTGTCGTGGTTCTGCATTAGACCAACGATACTCATAGATTGGTTTAATTGCTGTTTCTTCTTGATGCAGGCGTTTAGAATGTTTAATCTTATCTTCTTCTTTACTCATGTGTATTTCTCCCAAAGTTTATCAAGACATGGTTTACAACAATCAAACGAACCGTATTCACCGCTAGATGAATCTACAGACATTATGGCTTTTGTCTCTTTGCATATTTCACACTCAAAAACACCAATTTCCACGGATGTACTGCGGCCGTATACAGAGTGTTCACTATCAAAAACAGACTTTCGAGTTTTCATCCACATTTCCCATGGTTCACTCATGGCCGTTCCTTTTCATATGGAATAACAAATTTATATAGTATTTGAACCTGATTGGTTCTTGTTCTGGATTAGGTAGGTTATCACCAAACAATGCAACTAGGTCTGCACCTATTTGTTCATATTGTTCGGCTGTCATGTGTTCCCTCTTGCTCGGATGGCAGTGGCGCATTGTTCATCCTCGCTTGCACGAATATCATCACGTTGCCAATACTCAATACGCTCCTCACACACTTTCGCACAAGCCTCACGCTCATCGGCACGGATAAGGTCGGCAAATTTTTCTTTGTCAAAAATCCAACCTTCACCGCTTGTTGATGTTGGCTCAATGTAAGTCGTAGCTTGTTCAGCAAGTTGTTTAATTCGTTCGTTCACAGTAATCTTTCCAGAGTTTCATTACTTTAGTGATTTGATCCATTTGTTCTAACCGAATTTGATCCATGATGTTGAACATATCACTATTCACATTTTGTTGTGTCATCTTCCACAATACATCATATTTTTTCTGTAGTGTGTCCAGGACAACATCATACTCTTTTTCTTCACTCATGTCAACCTGCGTTCAATATCTTCTATCAAAGTCCTTAGTCTAATGATAAGGTCACGCACTTCATTATGATTTGCCATTTCCGGATTGAATAAGCCACCACCTGACAAATATTCTTGTATGTCTTGTTTCGCTTCCGTTATTTTATCAGTTTTATTCATATTAATCCCATAAATTTTGATAGTATTTACCGAAAAGACGGAAACCATTCTGATTACGTTTTTGGTGTTTCTCTAGTGCCTCATAGTCACACTTGTATGTGTTATTAGGACCATCCTTCATCTGATAATATTTTGGTTTACCCTCCTCATCAGTTGCAGAAACTTCCCATACAATATCATGTACACCAGAACGATACTGATCTTCCCAAGATTCATCAACATGGCACTCGAATGCTTGAATCATTTCATCAAGAACCCATGCCCAACGCTTGAAGTGATTGGCATCGGTATCGTATTCATTTTCTTTTGGTGGCGCATCGGTACTACGCAGACCTTCAGGTACATCTTCATCATCAACAAAGCCTGCACCGTGTTGGGTTGCTTTCAACTGTTTCAGCATTGGCAAAATGATATGAGCCAATGTATGGTCTGCGGACCAAGTATCATAATCGTGAAGGTGAACCTTAATCTTGCGTTCTTTTTTGCTGTGAATCCAATTGCACAACTTCAACAACAGAGATTCTTTTTCTTCACCACCAGATAGCCATGTACCAAAGTCATGCACCCAATCAGGCGTTTTAGGAAAACCAAACTCATCTTTTTCTTTTTTAGCCCAAAAGCAAAGCATCTCTGCAATTTGATATGGGCCAATCCAATCACGATAGGGTCCGATGTAAACTTTCATATTATACCTCGATGTATTTCAATTTAAACTCATCTGCAACATCTTCATAGTTTGCATAACCACGTGGGTTACAAACAATGCGTGTTTCACCAACCATATAATCAAATGGGTCGTGCGTGTGACCATGTGTCCACACTTTAATCTGTGGTCGATCTAAGATAAACTCAGACAGGTCAGAACTGTATGCACCATTAACGATAACGTCATTCTGATAACGTGGCTTCGTTGACAATTTAGAAGGTGCGTGATGACCAACGACAACGAATCTTCCATTTGGAATATCTTTTGTTACCTCATCAATCACCATCAGCATAGCCTTGTGTTCAGCAACAGATTTTTCTGGTGTAAACTTACCAGCTCTTGTATGTGAATTGCCATCGGCATCACGATAGTAAACAGCTCCAGAACTATCTCCAATGATACGATAATCATTCATGTAAGATTTGATACCAGAAAGAGTAAGTGGATCTTCCTTGTTCATATCTGTCCAAAGAGTACCTGCAATGAAGGTAACACTATCAAAAGTTTTGAATTCTTTCTCCATGATATGGAGATTAGTCAAGTATGCAAGTTTTTCTTTGGCGTGTGCAAACGATTTAGCAAAGTCTCCATGGTAATACTCATGGTTACCCATAATGTAGATTACATCTTTGAATTGTTCACAACAGTTTTGAAAGAAATTGTGGTATTTGTATGATTTTGTTGATGTTCCAAGAATATCGTTATTATCTACACCATTCAAATCGGCAGCAACGCAAATATCACCGGACAGCACCAATACATCAGCACCTTCGGTGTTGTTCAGGATAAGGTCACCAAATTCCAAATGTAGGTCTGAGCATAGTGCAAATTTCATATTAATCTTCCGTATCTTTTGATTGTTTAAAAGACAGCAAACAAACTGTTTCTGAGAGTATGGCTGGATTATAGCACAGAATCA